AGGCTGGCTGGGTGGGACTTGCGAAGAAGTTCTGCATTCTGCTCATGGTCGTGGTCGGCGTGAGGATCGACATTCTTCTCGGCACAAACTATATCCGTGATACCGTGTGCATCAGCTTTTGCCTGAATGAACTGCTCTCCATCGTGGAGAATACGTCGTTAATGGGAATCCCGTATCCGCCCGCAATGAAGAAAGCAATTGATGTTCTGCAGACCAAAGTCGGCAGGGCTGAAGAAAGAATCGAGGAGGAGAATAAAAATGGCAATTCTGAAACCTGATAAGACAACGAATCTCGGCGGTGTAATCGTCAATGAGTTTCTGCTCACGAAGCATAACCCCCGAAATATTGCAATGCCCTCCGTATCTATGGAGGGCAAAATTATTGGTGTTACGATTCATAACACATCGTGGATTAGTGTTGCGAAAGGCACAACGCCTGCGGAACAGTACACCCGTGCCACCTACAACGGAAACATGAACGATGTCCGTGTGCATTACTATGTGGATCACACTTGTGCATGGCAAAATCTGCCCCTTGACCTGTCCGGCTGGCACGCTGCTGACGGCGGCGGCAATGGCAACCGCAAGACTATTGCAATTGAGTGCATTATGAGTTCTGCATACAATGCCAATGACCAGAAGTCCGAGGACAATGCTGCACGACTGGCGGCGGCTCTGCTGAAACAGTATGGGCTTGGTATTGAGTGCCTGTTTACGCATACGCACTGGCTGAACATCAAGGATGGTAAGACCGGTGATGTGGATACGCTCAATACTATGAGAAATTCTTACAAGATGTGTCCTCTGTACATTCTGCCTCACTGGTCAGCGTTCAAGGCAAAGGTGGCGTATTATCTCAATGAGGGGCAGATTTATCGTGTGCGTACTTCTTGGGATAATGTGAAGTCGCAGACTGGAGCGTTCAAGAGCCTTGATAATGCGAAAAAGTCCTGTAAGGCTGGGTATTCTGTGTTTGATGAGAATGGCACGGCGGTATTTACAGCAGAAAAGGCTCACAAGAAGGGCGATAAGATTTCGCTGAAGAATGCTGTGCTGTATGCTTCTTCTACTGCAAAGTCCGGTGTGAAGAAAACGGGTACTTTCTATCTGTATGACGGTGTTGAGGTTAATGGAAGATATCGTATTACAACGAAATCAGCATACTGCGGCAAGAATCCTGTCGGGAAGTATGTGACTGGTTGGGTGGAGAAGAAGGATATTTAACATCATGCCCCTCTGGGAGAAATTTTTCTCTCGGAGGGGCATTTTCTCGTCCAAACAGCCTCCTTTTCTGTAGTGGAATATAGAAAGCAAAAAATCTTTTATGGGGTTCGATTTTCCCCATTTTCTTTTGACTACAGGAGCAGAAGGAGGAATTGCTATGACGATCAAACAAAAACATGAAATCGAGAAAATGAGAGCTGACGGATGCTCACTGAAAACAATCAGTGAAAACTTAAGCATCTCACTGGGAACGATCAAGTCCTATCTTTCCCGAAAGGACGCAACACAACATTGCGAAGAATGCGGAAAAATCATTCAGCAGAAAAACAAAAAGAAGCGTTTCTGCTCCGATCGCTGTCGTATGATCTGGTGGCGTGAGCATCGTGAGGAGTCTGCTAAAACCACATCACAGATCTGTCCGATATGTGAGCAGACATTTATCACATATCCGAGTAAGCAACAGGTCTACTGTTCCAAGCAGTGTGCAGGAAAGGCAAGGTGGGTGCATGTATCGCAATGTAATGATGTATCAGATCATGGTTGACATTCTGAAAGGATGGCTGGAAAACGGCGTAATTTCGCAAAAAGACTATCGGGCAATGCATACAACAATGGCTGAAAAATACGGCATATCTTTGTCCGGTATATTCGTTGATAATTCCTCCGTGACGAGTTAATATGGTATCGGAAGGAGGGGGTATTACGAAAAGATTGATACAAAAAATTGAACCCACAATCCCGATTCAGCCACGATTACTGCGTGTGGCTGCTTACGCAAGAGTGTCCAGCGGCAAAGACGCCATGCTGCACTCCCTGTCCGCACAGGTCAGCTACTACAACGAGCTGATTCAAGGCAACCCCGAATGGCTGTTCTGCGGGATTTATGCAGACGAAGCATTAACCGGCACGAAAAGCAACCGTGCAGAGTTTCAGAAAATGCTTGCGGCTTGCAGAAATGGCGAAATTGATCTCATCATCACAAAATCCATATCAAGATTCGCCCGAAACACTGTCACTCTGCTTGAAACGGTCAGAGAGCTGAAGGACATCGGGGTTGATGTATACTTTGAGGAGCAGAATATTCACACCATGAGTGCGGACGGTGAGCTAATGCTGACGATACTGTCCAGCTATGCACAGGAGGAGAGTTTCTCTGCGAGTGAGAATCAGAAATGGCGTATTCGCAGAGATTTTGAACAAGGACGTGTCAGCAGTATGCGGATGCTTGGTTATCGCAGAACACCTAATGGCAGTCTTGAAGTAATTCCCGAAGAAGCCGTAATTGTCAGGAGAATCTTCTCCGAGTACATTTCCGGTATGGGCAAGATGAAAATCGCCAATATGCTGAATGAGGAGAAGATCCCGACCATTAACGGCTGTGAGTGGACTACTGAAGACATCCGCAGGATTCTGCAAAACGAAAAATACGCAGGTAATATGCTTCTTCAAAAAGCGTATCGGGAAAATCACATCACAAAGAAATGCCTGAAAAATAAAGGAGAACTTCCGCAGTTCTATGTTGAGGAATCACATCCTGCGATTATCGAGCCACAGATTTTTGATCTTGTGCAAGGACTGATAAAAACGAGGAGCTGCCACTTCACTCCCCCGAAATCTACAGTTGCGGTTTATCCCTTCACAGGAAAAATCCTCTGCGGCGGCTGCGGTAAGAATTATCGCAGAAAAACAACTGCAACCGGCATTGTGTGGATATGCAGTACTTACAACACCAAAGGTAAAAAATACTGCCCGACTGCAAAGCAAATTCCGGAAGGAAAGCTGTATGCTGCCTGCTGTGAAGTTCTAGGATTATCTGAATATGATGAAGATATTTTCCATTCTGAAATTCAGCAGATCATTGTTCCTGCGCCGAATCAGCTGGAGTTCATTTTCCACAACGGCGCAACGAAAACTGTGGAATGGCAGGATCGTTCACGCTCGGAAAGTTGGACGGATGAAATGCGAAAACAGGCAGGTCAGATTTCAAAAGAGAGGAGATGGCATAAATGCCCGTAGTAACCAAAATCCCCGCAAGGCTGCATCCTGCGACCTTTGTACCTCTTGAAAGCACTGCAAAACGCAAGGTTGCAGGATATGCGAGAGTGTCGACCGATTCTGAAGAACAGCAGACTTCCTACGCTGCACAGGTCAGCTATTACACGGATTATATTCAGAAACGCCCCGACTGGGAGTTTGTTGGCGTGTACACGGACGAGGGTATTTCTGCAACAAACACTCGGCATCGTGACGGATTCAACCGCATGATTGCGGACGCTCTGGATGGAAAAATCGACCTCATTGTCACAAAGTCCGTCAGCCGATTCGCCCGAAATACTGTCGATTCTCTGACAACAGTGCGTAAGCTGAAAGAAAAAGGTGTGGAGGTATATTTTGAAAAAGAGAATATTTACACCTTAGATTCCAAGGGTGAGCTGCTCATCACGATCATGTCCTCTCTTGCACAGGAAGAAAGCCGTTCTATCTCCGAGAATGTCACATGGGGACAGCGGAAACGAATGGCAGACGGAAAAGTATCACTGCCGTACAGCCGGTTCCTTGGTTATTGTAAGGGTGAGGATGGACTACCCGAAATTGTACCGGAGGAGGCTGAAATCGTCCGTTTGATTTATCGCAGCTTTATGGAGGGACTGACCACAAACAAAATCGCACAGATGCTTATGGAACATGAAGTTCCTGCACCGGGCGGTCAGAAAAAGTGGTACAGCCGCACGATTGAGAGTATTCTGACCAATGAAAAATACAAAGGTTCGGCATTGCTGCAAAAGAAGTTTACAGTGGATTTCCTAACAAAAAAGACAAAAATCAACGAAGGTGAAGTGCCGCAGTATTATGTGGAGGAGTCCCATCCTGCCATTATTCCGCCAGAGGAATTTGAACTGGTGCAGGCGGAGTATCTGCGCAGAAAGCGGCTTGGCAGGAAATACAACAGCAAAAGCATTTTCACAGCAAGGCTGATTTGTGAGTGCTGCGGTGGATATTATGGCTCAAAGGTCTGGCACTCCACCAGCAAATACCGTCGTGTGATATGGCAGTGCAACCATAAATTTCAGAATGGTGAGAAATGCACAACGCCGCATTTGTACGAGGAGCATATCAAGGACAAATTCATTCTGGCGATGAATCGGATTCTTGAAAACAAGGATGAGATCATCGAGAATTGCCTGCTGTTAAGTGAGCATTTCACGGTTTCCGATGATACTGCGATTGAAACAGTGACGCAGGAAATGGACGTTGTCGCAGAGCTGACACGGAATCTGATACAGCAAAATTCTGTAAAGCCAATGAAGCAGGAGCTTTACAAGGCTGAATATGAAAAACTGGTACAGCGATATGAGTCGCTAAAGGCCAAGCATGACGCACTAGTTTGCAAAAAGGAAGCGATGGAAAGCAAGCTGAAATTCATCCTGCATTATGCTGAAACGCTGCGTGAACAGAATGTGATTACAGAATTTTCAGAAGACTTATGGCTGAAAGCAATTGATCATGTGACGATATGCAGAGATGGAAGAATAGTTTTCCTGTTTAAGGACGGGAGTGAAATTA